TATGCCATTTGAAAATGGCAATAGTTGGTTGAGAGGAATAGAAAAAGGTATTTCTGGATTTAGTAATTATTTGTATGGACTATTATTTGGCTCTAGTAGATCTGGTACAGGAATACAATCTAAAAATAAAATTAGAAGAGCAAACTATAAGCCTGTAAAATACTTTACATTGTTATATAATGAATTTATAAAAAGTTTTAAATAATATGAAAATTCAATTCAACAATATTGCTATGACAAGTATGTTATTTTGGTTTGATAATACTCTTTTAACAAAAGGCGAAGCTTTCACTAATCATGGAAGTTATTTTTATCCCTTAAACACTTTATATTATGGATACTATACATATGGGGCGCCATTTAAGCAAATGGTTATAGATGAGGCAATTTCTGGAGCCACTATAATTAGTGGGGTATATTTAAATGGCAATTTTATAACAGTAGGCCAGAGTGGATTAACTGGGATCAATTCCTCTCAAGGCCAATTATATTTTTCTAGTCAGATTTCAAATGCACCCACATCCCTAAGTGGAAATTATGCAGTTAAGGATTTTAATATATATTTAACAAGCGAAACAGAAGAAGACCTATTGTTTGAAACTCAGTTTCAGCTAAATCCGAAAACCTATCAAAATCCAACTGGTTTACCTCTTAACGCCGAAACGTATCCAGTAATATATCTGAAACACCAAGGGGGAAATAATGAGCCACTTGCTTTTGGGGGTCTAGATAAAACGAATATTAATATTAGAGCAATAGTATTATCTGATAATATATTTAAATTAGATGCTGTTACTAGTATATTTAGAGACACAAATAGAACTCTCGTGCCTATTATATATGATAATGAAATGCCATTTAATTCTCTTGGTAGCTGTACTGGGGCATGTTTTAACTATAAAGAATTAATTCAAAATAAAATACCAGATAGTGATTATTTCTATATAGATAACGTATCTATATCTAAAGTAGACACTCGCCTTACCAATAGCTATAATAAATTAAACCCTAATGTTTTTGCAGGCTTTATTGATTTTGAGTTATCTAAAAATAGATATCCTAGACAATAAAAAAAATGAAAAAATATCAAAATAAGGTGTAATTACAGTTAATAATGGAGAATAATATATGGCAAATAGAATAATTTATCAATCTGAAGCACTTTATGTTGGACCAAGTCCAGCTTCTGGTTATCATTTTAGCTCTGGCAATAGCGGAGATAATCTTGTAAATCAATTACAAAGAATACAAACAGCTAATTACAGTTTTACAGTTGATCGTACTGATGTAAATCAATTCGGCCAATTAGCTGCTATAGATCGTGTTATACTCAATTCGCCAACCGTTGCACTTGATTTTAGTTATATCCTAGCAAATCTTGCCAATGAACATAATGTAGGTCTTCATGTTAGAACTGGAAGTATGGCAGAAGTTTCTGCTATATCTGGCATTTTAAATAAAAGCACTGATGAGAAAAACTATTTCATTAAAACAACATCTGAAGGTACAGATGCAGTTGGCGATAGCACAACTGGCACAGCAGTTGGAGTAATAGGAGTTGGAAACGGATTCTTAACTTCTTACTCTACAGAAGCTAGTGTAGGTAACTTCCCAACAACTACTATTAACGTAGAAGGTCTAAACATGGTCTTCCAAAAGGGCACAGTCAAGAACTATATTCCTGCAATTAATCCTGCAAATGGAGTAGCTGTCACTGGCAACTTATATCAGCTTGCAACAACAACTCAAGGCACAGCAGTTACTGATTCTGCCACCGGAATTAGTGCTCTACGCCCAGGCGATATAACACTAACATTGCCAACAACTCTTGGAGCAGATACAAGCACATTTAATGTACAAAGTTACACCCTAAGCTTTGACTTAACTCGTACACCAATCGAAAGATTAGGTAGTAAGTTTGCGTTTGCTAGAGAAATTGATTTTCCTGTTACAGTTAGCCTTAGCGTTGACGCTCAAGTAACAGATCTTACAACTGGCACACTTGCTAACTTGGTCTGCGCAGACAGCACAAGTTATAGTCCAGTAATCACAATCAAAGAACCTACTTGCGGAGCAAGTCCAGCTACAATAGCAAGATTTGAGCTAAAAGGAGCTAAACTTGATAGTCAAGAATTTAGTTCTGATATTGGCGCAAACAAAACAGTAACATTAAACTTTAGCGCACAAATTGGTGGTCCACAAGATACAACTAACGGCCTATTTATCAGCGGTATTCGCTAATATATAGCTAGTAATTATAAAGATAACCCCCGTTCTACGGGGGTTATTTTTTGTGTAAATAAAATTAAGGTTAAAGGTTAAAATAAAGGTAAAAGATTATGGAAAATGATCCTATAAAGGATATAACTCTTTTTCAGATAAAGAGGAAAATAACTAATATATATAAAAATTTCTTTTTTATTTTAGAAGATTTATCTGATTCTGGTCATAATATAAATGATGAAACTTATCAAAAAATACGCAAAAGAGTTCTCGATAATGCTAATGACGCAGTAAGAGAGATAGAAGAGAGTTTCAGTAAATTAAATATATCAATAAAATGAGACCTAAAAAAATAAACTATAATTATCCAGTAGATAAGATAATAGAGGGCAACTTGTCTATCCAGAGCATACAAAAAAGTTTAAAAGATAATTTTGGCATCCTAAGACCTAGTCTAACAATTTTTAAAAATCCTAATTTTATTAATAATTATAAAAATTGGGATGAAAATAAAAAGCATCAATTTATTAAAACAATTGGTGGAGTAGTTTACTATGGTAAAATAAAGAGATACCTTAATGAAATAGTTGAAAACAATGGAGAAAAAATATGAAAACCATGTACGAATTCCAAATTAATGAAGAAAAAGAGATAGAAAAGATTGAAGAAACCAAGAATGAAAGTGGCGAAGACATAAAAATAACTAGGAAGATAAAGACAAATGTCCCCATAAAATTAGCTATAAAAAAGCCAAATAGAGGTCTATTTGATGAAGCAGAACTATTTTTTGGCGTTCGCTTATCCGAAGGCATTAAGGCAGGACTTTTAACAAGAGCGTTGTTAGCGAAAAGATTTAGTAATGACGGAGGTGTTTTTAGTGACTTAGATAAAGAAGAATACACAAAACTTTATATAAAACTTTTTGAACTTCAAAATGAATTTCAAAAAATATCTCTTAAAGAAGAAAAAGATAGAAATGATAGTGAAAAAATTGAATACAAAAAAATTGTAAAAGACATAGCAGAAACAAGAGAAAAGCTACAAGATTATGAATTTGCACAAGCAAGTTTATTTGAGCAAACCGCAGAGAATAGAGCTAGGAACAAAACAATTATGTGGTGGGTATTGCAATTAAGTCAGGTGCTAGATGAAAATGGAAAACTTAAGGATTTATTCGCCGGATCTTCATACGAAGACAAATTAGATGCATATGACTTAGTAGAGGAAAAAGAAGAATCTTCGTGGGAAAGACGAGCTTTATCTAAATTTGTCTATCTAATTAGTTTTTGGTATACTGGCAGAGCATCTTCTCAGGAAGAATTTGAAAAGCTAATGAATGTAATTCAATCTGAGGACTCCAAACAACAAAGTACTCCGGAGTAATGCAACTTGGTCCATGACAAGAATAAATTAAAATTAATTTTTATAGATATCTTAAGAGGATATTCTATAGCTTTATACGAAAAAAGTAAAATTTTTGTTAAACATCATACAAACTTAGATGCAGGAGATATAGATTACAGAAAAGAGGATTTTAGAAATAAAGCAATAAAAAGTGGTTTACCAACTTTAGAATCTCAAGAAAAATATATAATTAAAGAGAATTTGTGGTCAGAAGAAAAAAATAAAGAAATTAAGAAAACAAAAGATTTCGTAACGGGCCTTAGAGCTACAAAGTCAAAGCTATTCAAAGAACTAGAGATAAAGCAAGTCCAAGATTCTATTGATGAATATAACTTAAAGTTAATTAATCTTATAAACGAGAAAAAAGAGCTCATAGGATTCACAGTAGAAGATTACGTCACTAAAAAAATTAATGAATATTATATGTTTATATCTTTATTTAAAGATAAAAATCTCGAAACTTCATTCTTCACAGAAGAAGAGTTTGACGATTTAGACAATAAAAATTTATTTGCTTTAATTAATATCTATAATAAAATCTCTGAAGATTTTAAAGATATAAATATTAAAAGAATAGCTTTATCATCTTCTTATTTAAGTTTGTTTAATCTTTGCGAGGATAATATTTACAGTTTACATGGGAAACCTGCTATATTTCTTACTTTTTATCAAATAGAATTATTTAGCTTTGCTAGATATTTTAAAAATGTTGTTTCTAACGCAAAACATAAGCCGCCAGATGAATATTATGAAGATCCAGATAAATTAATTGAATGGGTTGAAAGCTCTAAAAATATGGAAGAAATTTTAGAAAAAACCAACAAAAATAGCAAAAATCAAGACGCCAAAGCAATTGTTGCTACTTCCATAGTTGGAGCTTCTAAAGAAGATCTAAAAAAAGCTGGATTAGACCAAGGTAAAGGAATAAGTTTAGTAGAAGAAGCCAATAAAAAGGGTGGAGCATTGAGCATGCAAGACCTTATGAAATTGCATGGTTTATAACATAAATATATAATATTTCGTGTAATTTATCATAGTAAAGGAATAAGGAATGGCTAGGACCTCGGCTACAATTTCAGTAGGAGCAGATACAAGGCAACTCGAAAGAGATATTCAGAGCGCCTTAAGCAGAGATTTTAAATTCAAAGGAATTAATGAAAAAGCATTTACCCAGCCGTTGGGCAGAATCACGGGGGCTGCAAATGAATTTCAAAAATCATTAGATGCGTCAAATGCTCGTGTTATTGCATTCGGTGCTAGTGCAGGATTAATTTATACTGTAGAAAGAGCTTTTGTAGATTTAATTAAAAGTACAGTAGAAGTTCAAAAATCATTAACTGATATTAACGTTATTTTAAATACAACTGCTCAAGGATTAACTAAATTTGGTGGAGAGGTATTCAATATAGCTAAAAGCACTGGCCAGTCATTTCAAGCCGTTGCTCAAGCAGCAACAGAATTTGCTCGTCAAGGTCTAGGCGTAGAAGAAACGTTAAAAAGGACTAGAGATGCATTAGTGCTAACTAGATTAAGTGGACTAGATGTTGTAAGTTCCGTTGAAGCCCTAACTGCTACAGTAAACAGCTTTAACAAAGTAGCATTAGATTCAACGACTGTAATTAACAAATTAGCCAATGTTGACGCAGCATTTGCTGTAAGTTCGGCAGATCTTGCAAATGCTATTTCAAGAGTTGGTAGTTCTGCGCAAGACGCAGGAGTATCTTTTGATGAATTATTAGGTATTGTGACGAGTGTTCAACAAACAACTGCCAGAGGTGGCGCAGTTATTGGAAACTCTTTAAAAACAATTTTCACACGAATACAAAGAACAGATGTTTTAGATCAACTCCAATCTTTAGGAATTAATGTAAGAGATTTAGAAGGAAATACTTTACCAGCTTTACAAATATTAAGAGAGTTAGGAACAACATTCGATACTCTAGCAGACTCTCAAAGAGCTCAAGTTGCAGAAAGCGTTGGCGGCGTGTTTCAAATTAACGTTTTAAAAGCAGCTTTAGGGGATTTAGGGAAAGAATATTCTATATATGAAAGAGCTTTAAAAACTTCTGTATCTTCAACAGACGAAGCAATAAAAAGAAATGAAGCTTTAAATGAAACAGTCTCAGCTTTATTTAATCGTACAGTTGCTAATGTAACACAATTGAGCGCAGCCTTTGGAGCAGGAGCTTTTCAACCAGCAATTGAAAGTACATTAAAAAATATTAATAAAGTTCTAGAGTTCATAAGCAATCAAGATAGTGAAAGTATTGGCGGAAAACTTGGAGAAGGAATTCTAAAAGGACTTTCAACTTTTATTTCTGGCCCTGGTCTAGTATTAATAACAGCTGTTATTGGTAAACTAAGTTTAGATTTAGCAAAATTTGCAGCTTCAGGTTTTAAAACTTTATTGGGTGTTAATCAGCAAGCAGAAGCAAGAGCTCAGATACAAGCAAAAATTAATCAAGTTTTAAGTCAAGAGCCTCAATTACTTGCAGCAATTAATGCTAAACAAGTTAATGTTTTATCTGTAGAAAATCAAATACTGAAAATACTGCGAGAACAAAACGCTCTAAGAACTCAGGCTGCAACATTATCTTCAACTATTTCTGCATCTTTAGCTAGAAGAGGTGTTGGGGTACAGGGCGGACAAATTACTACCAAATCTTCTGGATTTATACCTAATTATGCAATGTCAGAAATATATGGTGCTTTAGCAGGAGGATACAAACCAGGAAAATTAAAAGAAATGAATATTTCTGGAGAGGGAAAAATAATATATAATTCTGCTGAAAAAGTTAAAAAATTCGCAGGCATGACTCAACCAGCGATTATGCCTCCTCAAAATAGCAAAGCGGGGAAAAATTATAAAGATAATTTTATGAAGAAAAATGGTTTTGATCCTTATGCAAGTAACGGATACATACCAAATTTTATTACAAATGCCTTTTCTCAAAATGTTTCGGTATCAGAGGCAAGACAACAATATAGATTTCGAACATTAATGAACCAAGGTTATCAACCTTTGCGTGGAGAAGAAGCTGAAAGGGCTATGCTTAGATCTAATGAAAGTTTATTTAGAGATCGAACATTGGTGCTAGAAGGGGGACAGGTATTTGTAAAATCTGGATCTAGAGGAATAATAACTCAGCAATTAAGAGAAAAAGAAAAAGCAACGGCTGCTGGCAGAGGAGCAAAAGAAAGCTCGAAGCTAAGGAAGAATTATGTACTAGTTTATCCCTCAACTGCTGGTGGTCCTTCGATTTTAACAGGCGGAAATACTAAAAATGATGGATCATATAGATTTAGCGCATATCCCTTTCCAGGGGGAGATGCAGCGGTACCAGATCAGTTATACAAGGATGCAACAAATTCATTAATACAAAATGCAAAAAATTATATAAGTTCTGTATCTTCTAGGCCGCAACTTGTTCAAAGCGCAAATTTTGAAAATTATGTTCGAGGAAATTTAAGTAGAAGCGCAGTAGAAGCAACTGTTGGACAGGTTTTTGAATCAGCAATAAAAGCCTCATTAAATAGAATTTCTACTAGTGAAATTAACACATTTGATTTAAATCAAAATGAATTATACGCTCTATCTAAAAGATTTAAAAATACTGAGGAGCTAGGAAGATTTGCTTTTGGAGATTTAAAGAATTCGCTTTCTGAGGGAAATTTAGATAGTTTTGCGGAGAAAATAGCTCGAACAGAAGGCAAGGGTGCTATTAAAAGAAAAACAAAATCTGGAGGTTTTATCCCCAATTTTACAGCTCTTGGAGAAGCTATAAGAAGAGAAGCTTCTGCAGGGATACCTGTATCGAGAATTCGAGTTGGGCAAGATAATAGATTAATGAGTCCTTACAACCCATTAGGCGTTGGAGTTTATAATACTGAAGACGAACCAAATGGAATTAAACAAGGAATTGCGGCACAAAAAAATATTAATGTTGCGAAAAAAGCAGGATCTTTTTCTGAAGGATTTATTCCTAATTTTGCTGGTCAATTTATGCAGATTGACCCTCAAACGCTTGCATCAATGACTGGGGCAGGAATGACGACTCAACAAGCTGGACTACAGTTCCAAAAAACTTTTATAGCAGACGCACAAAAAGAGTTTCGTGGAATTGTAGATCAATTAAGAAATCAACAAATAAGTTTAAAAAATGCTAATAAACAAATTAATGACTTAGGTCAAAAATATAGTCTTTCAAACCAAAGTGTTGCGAATATGAATCGTAGCTTGCAAGGAGTTGCAAATGCTACAAGATCATTTAATCAAAATGTTTCTAATTTAGAAAGATCTGCTGGAGGATTTTTAGGATTAGGTATCGGTAGGGGTAGGCAATTAAGAGAATTAGAAAGAATTAGAGACACTACAACTGGTGAAAGGGCACAGAGAGCATCCGAAGCTTTAGGTAGAGCCCAACAAGCGAGACAAGCTGGTGGAGCAAGAGTACAAGGCGCAGGAATTGGTTTAAGCATAGGCGCACCAATACTTGCTCAAACAATTGCTGCTTCTAGACCAGGAGATAAAAATGCTCAAGCTGCCGCAGAGGGGATTGGAACATTTGCAAGTTTTGCTGGAGCTGGTGCTTTATTTGGGCCCTGGGGTATTGCTATAGGAGGAGCAATCGGAGCAATTGTTGGATTTAAAAAAGCTTTAGACACAGTTAATAGTAGAGTAGAAGAATTTTCTAGACAGGCAAGAGAATCGCAAAATAATCTTTCCAGATTTGGCGAAGATATTCAAGCATTTTTAGCTAACAGGACACAAGTAGAAGGATTAAGAAGTGGAGAAATAAAAGGAACTCAAGGAGATCTTCGCAAAGCAGAAAGAGAATCTCAAGCAAGTTTATCTAGGATATTTAATAGTGTTGGCCCAGAAGTTAAAGACCAAATTAAAAATGCTTTAGAATCAGGAAACGAAGAACAGCTAAGAGAAGCATTAGGAAGAGCTTCTATGGCAAAAGAATCCGCAAAAAGTATAGATGAGTTTACAAGTAAAATAATTGAACTAAAAGAAAAAGGAAAGCTCAAAGAAACATTTGACGAAAATATTACTGCTTTTGGTATGTTGCGAACAAAATCTGGAGAAACTTTTGCAGAATTATTTTCTAATAATGAAAAATTAATTAGATCATTATCTGGATATGCTAATGCTGTTGAATTAGTTTCATTTACTACATCGAAAGGTCTAGAAGAACTAGAAAAATCTATAGCAAATGATCCTTTTGGCTTTACAAATATATCTGCTGTTGGTGAAGGGCCAAGAAGTATTATGGAAACTGGCACGCTTCCATTCTCAGAAGAACAAATAAGCAAAAAGCTTAAAGATCTAGAATATGCATATTTAGAATCTATAGATGGACTAACTTCTCAATTAACTTCAACAGTTCCTGCAGACTTTTTAACAAGAACAGAAGAGAGTAAAAGAGCATTTGCATTACAAAGCTTGGCAACTGATTTGGCAAATGAAAGTCTTAAAAAATTTAACCAAGAAACAAGTTCTTTTGTACAAAATTTAGTAGATTCTAAGCAAATAACTGAAAAAAATGGTGCAGATATTAAAGATGCATTTAAGGCTATTCTAGAGGGTCCAGGAGATCCAAAAGAAAAAATTGACAAAGTAATAGAAAAATTTAAAAGCTTAGGAGAAAATGGAGAATTAGCTGCAAAGGTACTAGAAAATGCATCTAAGGGATTATTTAATCTTAGTAAATTATCTGGAAATTTAAAACAGTTATTTATTCAGGGCGATGATGCTAACGCTATAGACAGAAGAAATGCTGCAGCGCAAGCATTAAAAAGAGCAAATTTTGCAGATATTTTAAAAGATCCATTGTTTATGGAGCAGTATACTCCAGAAAATGTTCTTGGTGGTTTAATTAAAACTACAGCAGGAAAGATATCGGAAGGAACTCAAGACCAATTTAAAAGAGAAGAAATATTTACTGGATTTGCAGATGAATTTAAATCTGAACTTGATGCATTAGCTAGTGGTGCTAAATTAACTGATGAACAATTAGCAAAACTAAGTGCCGGAGCTGAAAGAGCAGCTCAAAAAGCATCTTTTTCATCTGAAAATTTTTCATTCTTAAATAAAAATATCTCGGATGGAATATTAAGGCAAGAAGCTATTAATGAATATAAAAAGATTGAAGCTGATTTAACTAAAAAATTAAATGGAAATATTGATCTTCTTGCTCCTGCAGCTAAAAATGCTGCAGAAGAATTAGCTCTTATACAAAAAGCAAGACTTGGTCAATTATTCTTAGAGGAAAAAAATCAAAGATTAATACAAGGAGCTTATGCTAAAATAAAAACTCCTGGATTATTTGAAGGACTTGATGTAGAGGAAATGACTACAAGAACCGCTGCAGACTATGAAAAACTTGTAGCAGATCTAACCAATGAAGGAATTACTTCTATAAATACTAATGTATTTGATGAACAGGCTAGAACATTAGCAAAAGAAAGACTTAAAGCTTTAGAGCAAGAACAGTTAAATTTAATAAGAACCCAAGGAGGTTTATCAACAAGACAGGCCTCCGATGCGCAAGCTAGGTTCAGACAACTTAACCAAAGCAATCAAGCATTAAAAGAAGGATTTGATACTTTAAATGAAAGTATTGCTGATGCTAATTTAAGAGAAGAAGCTAAAAATATTTTACAAGATAAACTAAGAACTTTAGAGGTTGAATATGAAGGAAATTTAATAAGATTAAATGCAGCCTCTGCAAATTTAATAGAGTTACTTACAATCCGAGCAAAATATGCAGAAGGAACAGTTTTCGCTGATGAACTCAAATCAGCAGAAGAAACAGCTCGAACAGAAAAGATTAGGCAGGGAAAATTTGAAGGAACTGATATTTTTGATGCTTTTTCTGATGAAATGACTTATGGTCCTCAAGACGCTATGCGAGATTTAAATGCGATTGGAACAGATACAGCACGAACTCTTAAATCTGAATTTAATAATGCATTTCAGTCTGTAATGGACGGGACGCAAGAAGTTGGAGATGCATTTAGAACTATGGCTTTAAATATATCAAGAAGAATACAACAGTTAGCATTAGACATGACAACAAATCTCATGTTTAATAGTTTATTTAGTAGTTTTGGTGGTGTACCCTCTTTATTCAAGAATCCCCTCGGTATGAAACGTGGAGGAGTCATCAAAGGATATTCTTCTGGAGGAAAAGTAGCCGGAGGCTCTGGAGTAAGAGATGATGTGCCAGCTATGCTAAACAAAGGAGAGTATGTTATAAGAAAATCTTCTGTTAATAAGTATGGAGAAGATTTTATGCAAAATCTAAATTCTGGAGGCGTAGTTTTAAGAGCAAGAGGTGGCGCTGGCGAAATAGGTAATCGCATGAATAGACCATTTCAAGAAGATGGAACTTTTAGAGTAGAGCGAGTAAATAATTTGCCTATCGAAGCAATGAGAGCTCCACAAGGAATGGGAGCAACACCAGATATTTCTATAAGAGGGGTAAGTGGAGGAGAGTTTTCTTCTGAACTTTTATCTGATTTTATATATACTGGTCAAGAATTTGGTTTACCTACAGGAGGAAAATATGTTTTTGACCCAAGACTCACACCCGAAGCAATTCTAAGGGAAGATGATCCCATGAATCAATTAAGGCAAGGTAAGGTTGAAAGACTATCTATATTCCAAGGAGAAATACAAGCATATAAGGAATATCTCGCAGATTTAGAAGAAAGAAATAGACAAGAAAAAGCAAGAATTGATCAGTTAAACAAAGAACAACGATCAACCTATAAAAAACAACAAAATAATCTATTTTGGGGATCTTTGCTTCAAGCTGGCATGGCTGTTGGAGCGGGGTTATTTAGTCAATATGGCGTACCAGCCTTAAAACAAGCTTTTCAAGGATCTTCAGGATGGTCGAATTGGAGAAGCGGATCTTCCAGTTATGGTGAAAGCATGAATTTTAGTCCTCCTGGCAAAGCTAATAGATATAATTTGAGAGGGACGGTTCCCTCTATTCGTCGTGGATATGCAAAAGGAGGAGTAGCAAATAAAGATACAATACCAGCTTTATTGATGGATGGAGAATATGTCATTAAGAAAGATATGGTTAACTTTTACGGGAAAAATTTCTTCGACAAACTAAATACAGGTAGAGTTAAAAAGTTTGCTGAAGGTGGTAGCGTAGGCAACCAAGGTGGATACTCAGATTCATCAACGTCTGCTACAACAAACAATACAAATAATATTAATATAACTGTTAATGTTGCAAAAGACGGTGGTTCGACTGAATCAAAAGAAGAAAATTCAAATAAAAAGAACCCAACAACAGAAAAAGAAAGACAAGAAGAAACAGACAGAAATAGATTATTATCAGAAAGAATTAAGTCTGAAGTTGTTAAAGTAATCAACCAAGAGCAAAGACCTGGCGGATTATTAAGTAGCTCTAAGTATAAAATGAACTAAACAGATTTAACTTGTATTTCAAAAGGAATTTGTTTGTATATTAAATCTTTTATTGGTATGTTTTTATCTGCTGCTAAAGCATTTAGTTCTTGCCAAGAATATTTGTAATAAAATAATAAAGTTAAATATAAATTATTATTATATAATTTACTATATTTTTTATCTAAAGATAACTTATTAGAAGAAATAAATACATTTTCTGTGGGATTTAAATTAGTCAAAAACTCAATATAGACTATAATTTCGTCATTTATATTATTAACGTTTAATATTTCTGCACTGATAATATTATTATGGCTAAAATATAATATATTATTTTCTATATTAATATAATTATTATTATAATAAAAACCAAGATCTACGTCAGGTATTGAGACTAGCATATCATCTTCGGGGCTTTCATCCCAAATACCTAATACTGTTTTTTCTGTTGAAATATTTGAAATAGGAAAAAAGTTCTTATAGAAAATACCATTAATATTTTTATATTCTTTTGGCCAAGATAAATTTTGTAAATTCAAGTCATTGAATAAATAAAGGTTGCCTTGAAAAAAAGCATCTTTGTTTTTAGTGGAAATATTATATTCTAATTTCTGATTAAAATATTTTTCTTTAACAAGTATATACATTTCATCTTGGCTTACTAATTCTTGAAGTTGTTTAATTATATCTGATTGTAGTTTCGATAAAGGAAAAATCTCTAAATTAATATCTTTTACCTCTTCTATCAAACCTACATCTTCAAATGGCGCAGTTAATAGTTTAAGATTATTGATTGAATTTAACCAATTTGATTCTATATTTTCTATAAAACTATAGGATAAATTTGTATCTATAGACTTAGGAAAAATTAATAAAGAATGCACACCAATTTCTTTTGTCTTAATAGGGTCTATAAGAAACTTTACAGAATATAAATCATTACTACGATATACTTTATAAAAAATTGCATCCAAGTTATTTGCTTCTATACTAGGATATTCTATCTCAAAATCTAGATAGCTGGGTTCCTCTGAATTAAATTTTACTTGAAATTTTAAATTAGAATAAAAACCAGGTTTGTTATTTAAACTTTTATATTTTAAGAAATTGTTTAAAAAACTATATTCAAAATAATTTTCAACAACTTTCTTTTTATTTCTATTAAGTTCTAATTTTCTACCTAAATTTACACCTCGATTTAAATTTTTCGCAAGAGGCTTGGTTAGCATTATTTTAACGGTTTCTCTTTTATTGTCTAGATTCTCTAAAGAATCTAATAATAATTCATTTTCATATATATAGACACTAAAGGAAGGAAAATATTTTGTTGATACTAAATCATTTGCATTATAAGCTGTTAATGCTGAGAATGTATTCCAATAAACTTTTAAATCTGGTTGTTTTGCTATTATCTTCATGGTTGGCCTTCAACATTTACGCCAGAAGCAAGTACTTTATCCATTGGAGCTTGACTAGTTAATCTAAAAAATCCAGTAACCATAGGTGACAATTCTTCTAGTGAATTTTTAGCAAAAACTCTAAAGAAAAAGTCTCCGCTTTTTAATGGTGTTACATATGGCGGATATATCCCTAAAGAAGTTCCGCCAGCTCCTGTTGGGAAAAATCCAGTCTGTGGATTTGCAGGTAATATATCTATCAAATCATTAACATCTAAAGCTTGAGAGGAAAAATTAATTCCGCTTCTCATATATACCAAGTATTGACTAACAAACTGAGAGTTTACCAGAGGACGTTGAACCGAGTATGCTATACTATTAATTCCATTAGAACTTACAACTCCTCCATATAGCCTTTTATTTGATCCAGTTAAATTTCCTAATGCGTCTCTAAATAAGCCACTTAATAATAATATTGGAGCTTGCGGAACTTCTGGTTTTAATGCCACATTTGTTAATTTTGCGTCAAGATCAATTTCTCCATATTTCTGAGGGACAAATTCCATAGCAGAAATATTGAATGTTCCTTTTTCCGTATTCTCTTTTATATTTAAAACTCTATAAAGTTGAGGTTTATTTAAAAAGCTATCATAAAATGCACCTGGATAAGTTAAATTATTAGAGTTATTAATTGGAGATCTTATATCTATACCTGTATATCCTGATGTATTTACATCTATATTCCATATTGTATTTTGCAATAAGACATGATTTCCGCTATTTAGTCCGCTCCCAACGGGAAAATTTATTCTTATATTATTTGAATAATATCCTGTTCCGCTTGTAATATAACCACTTGTTGGATTTGGTATAGTTATTTTTTGAATTCCACTTCTTCTAAAGAATTGTGTATTTAAACCCGTAGCCCCGCTATTGGTTATATTGAATCCTGTTATATAGTTATCGCCAAGATCTGTGCCATACTGTAAATTAAAAGTTGGTGTTAAGAAGTAAATATCAAAGTTTGATCTAAAACCTGTAAGAGTATATAATATTCCGGTATTATATGGAAGGTCTAAAGTTGCGCTTCCTGTCGTTAACTCTTTTGTTCTCCCCGCATAACTTACATTGCTTCTGTTCTGATCATAAATCTGAACAACGTCTCCAGGCAAAAGATATGAAGCTTCTAGTCCTGCATCGAAATTTACAGTTTCTGTTTCTTCGTTTTCTGTTATTAAAAACCATTTTCCTAAACGTCTTGCTTGGTTTTTGCTTGTGCATCCAAATGCTGTTACTGATGTTTCTCTAATTCCATACTTCATAATGCCTTGCCTATACTCTACATATTCTACTGCGGGCTTATAGTTATTGTCTTGATCGTTAAATCTTATAACTGCTACTGTTTTTCTTGCTCTTCTTGAAGAATCTGAATAAGCAAATTTTCCATCTACAACATTAGTATTATTAAATGCATATATTGGGTCTTTTGGTCTATCTTGAGCAGCAAATATCTGACCAGCGGAGTAATAGGTAATTCCTCTAAATATAGAAGCCATATCATTTAAAACTTTATAAGCTTCTTCTTTTGCTGCTATCATTAGGTTGCATGTAAATCTTGGCTCAAGACCTCCTTTCCCGTCTGGTACAAGCTGATCACAATATTGCGATATTTCATATAAATTCCATTTATCAACAAGGTCTCCATTTATATATTTTCCTAATCCATATCTATTATTTGTTATTAAGTCATAATAGCACCAAGCTGGGTTATCTGTCCAAGCTAACTTAAAAGACCCGTTCCAAAATCCGCTATAAGTTCTTAGATCTGTATTATAATTACTAGGGACTTTAACTTTAAGAAGTCTCATTTTATAACTCCTAGTTGGAACACTATTAAAATATCTAGAATCAAATTCATTGTATACCATAGCTGCATTTGGATATACAAAGCGATCACTAAAAACTTCTGTGACAGAATCAATACTTGTTGCATTGGCAATCCCAGGCGGAAGACCTTCTTCTGTATTTTTTACTACCGTAACAGCCCATCCGACTTGATCTTGAAGTATTTCTACGTATGGAAAATTTTCTGCATATGGCCTAAATCCTACTTCGAATGTAATTAACATTGGAGAGCTAGATATTTTACCTTTAACAATAATATTTTCATTATAATAATAATCTCTTATATATGGCCAAAATTTTGAACTATCAACTAGAACTAAATCTCCATTCTTAAATACTCTCATTAATAGAAATCCGATATTAAGTTGTTCTCTCGAGACATTTCCAGCGTTTCCTGCATTCACCGCTACAATTGTTTGACCAAGATTATTTATTTTCAAATTTATTTTAATAGAAGAAAGATCTGTGTTGTAAAAATAATATACTTTTGGGAAACCGACGTCAAAAGTACCAGTTGTAATTATTGAGCCGTATAATCTTTCGTTAATTCCCTTTGATCGTGAAGTAGGCAAAGGATACTTAAATTTGTCAGTTAAAGCTCCCCAATAATTATATCTATCTTCATAAAGATCAATTCTGGGGTGGGCTTGAATATGAATATTTGGCTGAGCATAACTATATTTAAATTTTACTGATTTGAAGTTAAAATAACCATTTGCATCGACAATAGGTGTTTCATTCCAAAAAATTGATCTTGCTTCTGGTGGAGCTTCAATGTAAGTGTTGCCGTCTTCCGATCCTCCATAATATCCTGAACTTGTAAATGGAACAAATGTTACTGCTCGATAGCCAATATCTCCTGTTGTTCTACCTGAGTAATCATAGAAATAATTTCCAGTTACGAATCCTTCTATCGGTCCTTCGCAAATTAAATCTAATACTCCAACTTTTGTTATACTTGTGATTGATACATTACCAGTTTGAGATGTTGTTCCATACCCATCTGCTGGATCTGGGGCAACCCCATAAACTATATTATATCTATCTGTAAAAGGTGGGGCTCCATAAACCACTGTGGGAGTTCTTGTATCAATAGAAGAAATGCTTCCAAATAAACAATTATTATCAAAGTTTGTAATTGGGCATGTTGGATCATTAAAAGTAAGAATCTGGCTAGAATAAGAAGCAAATCCGCTTATGGCTGTGTTTCCATTATAATATGTATTACCAAATACATCATATCCACTAAAAAGTAAATCATTATTTCCATAAGCCGCATCCATCACATCACTATCTGCAAAAGTCATTCCTTCAAACGAAAGCCCATATGTGCCTGGGCCATAAATGTACTCTAAACCCTCAGAATATAAATTTGAATTTCCCATATTAGAAGTTTATTTCATTTATAATTGGACTTTGGCCAATTAATTTACATTGCGAGTTAAATAAATATGTAAAAGCTCCAGAACTTGTAGTATTATTATACTCATTAACTCCTCGTTTATTTGTCTTATATTGTATGTCATAAGATGCATATACATTGTTCGATCCTATTAACAGAGTTCCATATCCGACGGGGACTGGGCCTCCTTCACCTACTGTATTTACGGGTCCGTTAAATAAATATGAGCTAGGACCTCCGACTTCTCCAGCAGAAGTATTTATAGGATCTGCTTGCTGTGCGCTAAATGGAATTAAAGGAGGAGGCTTGCTCAATAAAGATGTAACTCCGGCCGCAAGTAATCCAACTCCCGCAAGGATTAATAATGGAGCAAGAGGTGGTACAAATATTGCTACAACAATAAGAATAACAGCTATAAAGATCATAAAGAAACTTCTTGAGCCCATAATTTCAGGAAAAATATCTATTGTTTCAAGTTTATCTCCATATTCCATAAAAACTTCGGAATTCTTAAACTCCTCGACTTTCATATCTTCTTTAAAAGTTAAAAATTTATTATTAACCGATATTGCGTAGGAAGAGTAGCCTTGTTCATTAGCATGGTCTAGAAACCATTTTCTTAGATTCCTAGTGTTTGCTTCAATAGCCCTCATAGCTTCTGCTACGGAAGACACATCAAGCTCCCAAGATTTTCCTAAATCTTCTCCAAGCTTTCCATGTAAATTAACACGCACCATCTTTATTTTCTCCTAAAAATTCCAATTTTTTTTCTATTATAATAATTACAGTAATTTTTTATTCTAGAAAAAGCATTTCTTGGTTGTTCTAAAATTTTATTATTTCCTAAATATATTGCAAAATGAAAATAATTATCTATATTAAACAACAAAATATCGTTAACCTGTAAAGAAATCTCTTCTTGTAAGAAGATCATATTATTTGGTTGAATATATTTAACAATTTCAGAAAGATTTTTTTCTGTCACTTCTAACTTATCTGTTTGATTTAAATCTATTGGAAATTTTATATTAAAATTTAATTCTTCTGAGTAATATTTTCTAACTAAATCAAAACAATGCGTATTATGAAAGTCAATGCTTCTTCCAATATATTTAACGGCATCAGAATTATTTGCTGTATAATGTTTAAAAATATTCTTTTTAAGTACGTACAGAACCATGTCTATTTTTGATTCTTCTGAGCATATTTTATCCATGATCGAAAAATTTTCTTCTTCATTGTGGCTATGATATATATAAAGTATGTTATGATGATGTTTATTAACAAGAAAATCTCTGCTTGAAATCTTAAAATTATTTAAAGGGTCCTTTGCTATATTTTCGCATTCTATAACATCAAGATCTCCATTTTTTTCTATAATAAAACCACAGCATTCTAATGGATCTTGATTTTTTGCATGATTGATAATTTTATTTTTTATTTTAGTATTCATTATTGATTATTAGGTTGATCTGTTCCAGGAAAACCTCCGAATGGAAGAAATCCGTTTAGATATCCTCCTGTATAATCTTTTGGTATGCCATGGGCGTAATCTGCAATTGGGTTCCATACTGCTGGTCTTCTTGGAAAATAAACACCAGTCCCACCAACTCCAGTTAATACAAACTCCAGACTACTTAGCATACTAGTTGAGTCTCCTGCTAGTTTAAAATAAGAATCAGCTTTTTTATATTTATCTAAAGTCCATCCACCTCTGTTTGTTGGCCAAATAACCGGTCTAAATGCAGGATTTTTAAGCCATCTTAATCTACAAGCGGAAATACTTTTTGAGCAACTGTCAGAAAGCCAATGAACGGCGTTTGGGGGAGAATTTTGATAAGTAGAAGTATGGTTATTAATACAAACAAAATAATAGTTTAATTTATTGTTTTGAAGATGTATAAAATCTCCGCTTACATATGCCACCCCTGTTGACCATGCTCCTAAATTTCCGGCGCCACCTGTTATTCTTGTTATTGCTGTTGAATCTGGAGCTACTCCAGTTCTAAAAACCGCACCAGAAGGACCAATAAATAATTGATCATTTTCTGTTGCGACAGGAGGAGCGGTTTGCAATAGTCTTATATTAACTCCAGGATTCGAAACTCCCGCATATACTCCACTGTGAACCGCTGATCTTCTAGAATCATATTCATACAAACACCCTTCGCCTCTATATTGGAAGGGGCATTTAGAAGCAAAAATTGTTCTTCCTGGCAAGGCAACACCTTCGACGTCAAGAATAGATCCTAGGGTATATTCTAATGTTAAATTATCTTCTTGATTTTTTCTGTCTATGTAGTAAACATCTTTGGGCAATTCTATCTCATATATAGAAGGATCATCTGTAAATGGATTAACGTTGCCAGAAAAATTAGATCCTTTTAAATATTTTAAAAATGTTTTTATTCTAGTAAATTTTGCCCCGACAATGTCTCCCAATGATTCAATTTGCATTCTAATATATTTATAAAATGAATTTGTAGATGAATCGGGACTATTATTTGATATAAATAATCTTGGAGTTGGAAGTGTTCCTGCGCTATTCATTTCAAATCCGTCCGCAAAGATTGGCATTGGGAAGAATTGCTTATCCTTCCAAGTAATTATACCATATGGGTTAGTAGACATATTATATAAATTATAATCATTATATATTCTTAAAATGCCATTCTGTATAGGTTGATTCGTAGGTAATGATGTGGTATTAATTGTTTGAGGATATACCGGGGTTAAGTCGATCTCATATAAAAAAACTTGAGAGGATGGTTCTAATTTTGCTATCTCTGCATTGATTGACCTATATCCACTAACAATTTGATTGTAAATTGAAATTGAGGACATAATTATGCTGGAACTTCTTCGAAAGTTGTCCGAATACTATAGTTATTATAAAAATTATATGCTACTTCCCAATTAGGGGCAATAAATTCTGTTATTTGTTGGCCTGTTCTTGCGTATATTGTTGGAACGTTATAGACGAAAGCTTCTCTACCGCCTCTTTGCTCTAAAAAGTGAAGGATTGATACAGTTTCTACTTCTGTTCTATTATCAAAATTTAAAGATAAATTTTTCATTTGAAAATTTAGTCCATCGGCAAATCTTTGCTGGTATCCATTTCCAAATTGGATTTTTTTTACTCTTGGTTCAATTTTTGAATTTGATTGATATGATGGTTTCCAGAAAAAATTAGGTACTAATACAGAATTTATTAAGATATAACCATCCCATTTGGATTGAAGATTGCTATTGGTTGTTGGGTTATTAGGCACGCCAAAATTACTATCTATAGAAGAATAGTAATATCTTGAATTTGATCCAGACACAATACTATATTTATTATAGTTCCTAGTGCTAGACCAGCCATTAACTGTATCATATACGCTTGCCATATACCTTTTACCTATATAAATTTACACTTAAAAAGAGGTGTAATTTATATTAATGTTACGAACTTCTAGTATAGAAAACCAAAAATTTTATATCAATCAGAATTTTATATCTGGTATACAATCCCTTTCTTTAAACTATGACACTAATATAAACCCTTCATTTTATGTTAATGATACAGGCATGAATTATTTTATATCTCAGCCTATAGTGGCAAACTTTAGCGTAAACTATATTCCTGGAGATACAGAACCATTTATAGACTATACCGGAAATAATTTTTTTACAGGAAAAATTGAATACGCAAATAAATTTATACAGTTTTCTAGCGGATACATAGATAATTATACTATACTTTCAGAATTAAATCGCCCTGTAGAGGTATCTGTTCAAGGAAAAGTTTATGGAGTTCTTGCGTATAACACTGGTTTGAATACATCTAGCGGATCATTAAATTATAGTATTAATCCAATAAATTATTGTTATTTAGATTTAAATCTAAACGACGTGAATTTAAATAGATTAAATAGTTGTTCAATAAGCTATGACTCAAAAAAAATAGCAAATTACAATATTGGTGATTTTTTGCCATTTGAAATAATACAGGAATATCCAATAGAGATAAATACAAGTATAAATTTCGAAATTAGTGAAGATATTCTCAAAAGTCCAACCGGACTATTCTCAAACCAAGAAATACAAGATTTAACAGTAAGTTTTAAAAATATCAACAATACCTCTATAATTAGAACATTTAATGTTAGAAATTCGGCCCTATCTAATAAAAATTATAATTTTAGCGTAAATGAGAATGGCACCTTCAGTTTGGCTTATAAAAGTTATATAAATAATTAGATATTTGACATATATTTAATATAATATATGTATATGGAAATACCTAAGCAAAATTTAACAAATGTTATACATGCAATCATATTAAATAATGATTCATTCTTCGAAATGTCAAAAGATTTTCCGGAAATAGCCGCAGATCTAACAACTTTTAAACATAACCCTAATTGTTCTTGCAAAAATAAAGTTACTAAATTTTTCAATGATAAGATTGAATCTGGACAAAAAGATATTTTAGATAAGTATTATATAGGCAAAGAAACCACAGAGAATAGGATCTTAAAGATAATTAAAGATCATGACGAAAAAGTACTTACTGGTAAAATAATTACCATTGACAACTCCAAAGAAGCTTGGAACAATTTTGCGCAAGAATGTTCATCTAAATTCTTTAGAAATTTTTCTGTTATAGAAAAAGGAGATAAACTAGACATATATTTTATATGATCTTTGTTGCGTATCTTTTGGTCTGTCTTGGTTTAACTTACGCCTGGTCTGATACCGAAATAGCTATTCCTTTCAGAAATTTTGTAGCAAGAGTTCCATATATTCGAGTGCCTCTTCTTTGTCAAGAATGCTCAAGCTTTTGGATTTCTTTGGGATTAACTTTATTTATAAATCCCTTTGAAATTTATACTTATGATTATGTATCTAACTTCTTAAGTGCTATATCTGGATTTTTTATAAATTTGTTATTTGTAAGAAGAAAAATAATTCCTTTCAAAGACGAAATATAACATATTTTTGGTGTAATATTAGTTACTATGCCATCAGGAACAGTAGGAACTGGAGATGAAAAATGCCCTTGCAAACCAGATTGCGAGTGCAATCTTGCTACTACAGCATGTTGCTGCGACGCAGGTTGCGATGGAGTAGCTGGCAAATGCCCAGACTGTGGTTGCACAGATCCAAAAGCAAAAAATTATGACCCTAAAGCTACATTGGATGATTGTAGCTGCAATAACAAATGTCATCATAATTCGGGTCATCCAGGATGCTCTGGTTCTTCAAATTTTGATATTAAAAAAGTAAAAACTAAGCGAGCTGGACTAGAAGGATACGCAAATCTTATCGGGCCAGAGATGTTAATCATAGACGAATTATTAGATATATAAAATATATTAATATATAATATTAATATGTTATCTAATAAAATAAAATATATACCTAATTTATTTGTAACTAATTTTGCAGATTTTATGCCACAAAGAGGCTTTGTGGTTTCTAATCAAAGGATTCTTCCTGTAATAGATATAGATACTTCTGTTGCTCTGTCTTATGATATTGTGCCTATGGAAGAAAAAGGAAAGCAATTCTTTTTTACAGA